CTGGTCCTGTTTTGCCCTCACGAACAGTTATAAGTATGACTTTCATTTTAGTTTATTCCTAGAATGTTTATAAGCCTCTACAATTGATCTTTTGTTCCAATGAAAATTTATAGCACAAGAGGCTTTGTACTTTGTCCATTGTAGATCAAAAGAAGATATTTCTTGTCCGTATCGGCGCAATTGATCTTTTTGCTTTTGCGTGGCTAATTCGCTAACCCAACGCTTTCTTTTATTAGCAGCATCGCTTTCCTCAATGTTGCGTAAAAAATCATCTGCTGCTGCTATTGCATGAACTTTTTCACCGATAGAAACCACACGTAATTTAGAATTACTTGGCTTTACCATACTAACCCACATGGTTTCGTTAAGCTTTGCAAGAAACGCAAATCCTTCAAACCCAGATGCCATTAAAACTTCTTTTTCCTCATGAAATGGACAAATCCACAAAAACGGAGATAGCTGCATCAAATCGTATTCTGTCATGACAAAGTTTTCGAGCGTAGCTTTTTCTTCCGCTACAAACTCATGACCACAGATGGGACATTCTGATACACGTGCATGAACCTCTGAATCACACTCTGGACAGATTTTGGTTGGAGCAATACCATCACCAGATTTTTCTTTACCATCCAAGTTTGCAACATCATCAATGCTACCATGTGTGATTACGGATGTGCCGAAGTCCATAACAATGCAATCTGTCTTGATCGTATCTGGATACATCTCAAGATCAACGATACGCAGGCCACGACCAATCATCTGAACCATTGTGCTCTTCTGTGAGCATGGTCTTGTTAAAACAATGCAGGATACAGGAGGAGCGTCAAACCCCTCTGTAAGCACCGCTACGTTGACCACAACCTGTAAACTACCATGCTCAAGATCATGCAGAACACCTTGACGATAGGCTTTGTCTGTTTCGCCTGTAATATACTCCGCGTTGATATTAGCTTCTTGAAATGCACGACACAAATTTTGAGCGTGTTTAATGGTTGAGCAAAACACAACAGTTTTGCGATCCCCAGCTTTATTTTGCCATTCCCGAACAATTCTATCGTTAATGACTTGGCGATCCATAATCGCGGCAACTTCCTCCATGTCATATTCTTTGCCACGCTTTGTGACGTTATTAAGTTGATCATTAACACCTAGATCAACAACGAAGGTTTTGGGACGAACTAAAAAACCTTCTTGGATCAGAGCGCCGATTTCAATTTGATGTGCGCAATTGTTAAATACAGAACGCAGTCCCTTTCCATCACCACGATTAGGTGTGGCTGTAAATCCTACGATTTCTGCACTGTCGTTGTCCTCAAGCACAGCATCAATCACACGGCGATATGTTTTTGCTGCTGCGTGATGACCTTCATCAATGACCACCATATCAAACTTTGGTCGATTTCTTAGATTGTTTTCGCGTGATATAGTTTGCACCATTGAAAACACTGCATCGCCATCCCAGTGTTTAACTGTGCCATTAACAATACTTGTGGTAATGTAAGGATTTATTCTTTTAAACTTGGATTGGTTTTGATCAACAAGTTCATCACGATGCTGAACAATAAGAATTTTTTTGCCATCTTTGTGACGTTTGCCTACAAGCGCGGAGAGCATAATTGTTTTGCCTGCGCCTGTAGGAGCAACAACAAGGGTATTGCCGTGCTTATCGAGCGCCTTCATAGCATCGCTCACGGCTACCTCTTGGTAGGGACGTAATAACATAAAACACCTGTTCGCTAGAATTGGTGGGGGGTATGCGGCCCACGGCCCCCCTGTCCGTGGTCTAGCAGGCGCGGAATGGCCCTGCCGCTAGATTACCTGTTTGCCCAAGATGGAATACCACCAGATGATACAGGTTGCGCTGGTGCGGCCTGTTGCACTGATTGTGCGGCAATTGGTGTTTGCTGCACTGGTGGTTGTCCGCTTGGCATGTATCCTTGCGAATTAGGTGTTAAGGCTGCAAGCAACCGATTACTGTCACTATAGCCGTTTGTGCCTTTCTTAATACCGACTTTAGCACAAATTTCCATAGCATTTAAATCAAAAACGCCAGAGATGTTACGATTTTGTTGTGCTTGCGGCGACATGTCCGTTGGGTCAATGGCTCTTGCGCTTTCTACAATTGACTTCAGAGTTCGTAATCCAATCTCTTTAGCTTGTGGAATACCGCTTTGACCCATCTTATCACCATCAACAAAGATACGATCCCAAAACTTGCGGCGATCATAATTACCTCCGAGAATGGTAAATTCTAACTCCATCCACTTTGCAGCGGAGGACATGGACTTTTTAAACCACGGTCCAGAACCAAACTCTGCAATTTCTGTATCACCTTGTTTTACAATAATAACTGCGCGGCAAATGGTTCCGTTTGGAATTAGTGAAAACTCACGTTCTGCTGAGTTATTATCTGCGGGTACGTTATTTAAATTAAGCATTTTGTGCTTCCTCTTCGCTAGTAACTTGTGTTGAAGGATCTACAAAAGTCAGATCCTTTATTTCTTCTGGAGAACCACTTGACATCTTTTCCATCAATTTGCCAAGATGCGGCTCTTCTAAAGTTTCGAGGCGACCAGAGCGATCTTTTGCTGGGTAGCCCCATTCATTCAATGGCTGACAAACAAAAGCACGATATTGACCATGATCCCCTGATAAAATCGCCATTGTAATTACTTCATCAACAATTCCGGGCAATTCACGACCAGTTTTGCTGCCTTCAATTTGCAACGCATATTGCTTCCGTCCGTAATCATCTGTGATTTCATCCAGAATGCCAACAAAGATTACGTTCTTTTCGCGGATATGCTGAAGATGTGTTAGCCATGACATCATTTCTCGACCATGCATTCCATAAGCGGCGCGAGTGTCGAGCTTACCAGAGCGATCAGAACGTGATTCTGGCTGTTGTAAGCACCACTGAAAGCACAAACGACCTGCCACGGTAATAGAGTCCACAAAAAGAGAATCGTACTTCTGCCACACCTCTGTGCTGTCTCCAAACATTGTAGCTACATAATCATAATGCGCTTGGCTATAAGGTTGGTCCTCACTTAATCCCGGATTTGGACCACCCAAGAAACAAGCAAGATCACGACATTCTGACCATGTTTGAGGACGAATGACATCAATTGAAAAACCTTCGATTGCAGCATCCCCTGCTTCCAAGTCCATAAACAATGTGCTTCCACCGTTCAATGTCCTAGCGAGTGTGGTTTTACCCACACCGCTTTGACCGCACACTACAATTTTGTGACCTTTCTTTTCAGCTAAACGCTGATCGGCTGTAATAATTTGCAAGGCCATCAGTCTTCCTCCTCAATTGTAAATCCACCCACCTCTACTGTACGGCAGGTTTGAAGCAATGACCTAATAGCTGGTGGTGCTGCTGTGTATTTACGTTCGTCAACAGCAAGTGTTAGCTTGCCATAATGACGTGCATCTTCTGCATCCATCTCTTCCAAGACGTTGCCTAGTGTGGTTTGATCCCACACAACTTTCTTACGCACTGTGGCTTTTAATTTTTTATTGCCAGCAACGATATGCGTAGTGCCAAAGTCTTTGCCATCTGCACGTAAAGCATCACGCGCTTGATCAAAGAATGTATCATGAAGTTGCTGTTCAACATTTTTTAACTCATCGCGCATTTCATTAATAACGTGCTTGAGTTCACTTCTACGTTCAAATAGTTCACGACTATTCATGTCGATTCCTTTCCGCTTTAAATTACTAGAACCCTATCTATCCCATATGGCTTGGGACATGTCAACGACTTTTTTTAGATAAAAATATTTCTATGCCGTGAACGGCTTTCATTAATTTTTTTTTCAGTTTAAATTCAGGTGTTTCTACGCCCTTGGCATCTTCAACCACTTCATACCAATCACCGTCTTTGTTTTGCTTCTGGTATCTAAAGTCAGCAACGTAAGCACAAATCTTCTCACCGTTGACTGCTATATTGTAGCGCACCTGTAGCTCAAGGTCCTTAACTTGATCTGCGCGTTCGAGTGATTTGAGATACAAGTAACGCTGTGATTCCCACTTAGAGTCGAATTTAATTCCCTGCACAGTTACTTTCTTGTTACCATACTTGGGTCTTGACCCACGCCTCTTGGGATTATATACAGTAGGAAACGTCATTTATGGGAAAATCCTCCATGCCGAATCCAGTAAAATATAAATCTGTAGGTGTTTCAATAGATGCTTACGATAAATTAGTAAAAATAGCAGACCACGAAGATCGTGCCATTGGACGTCAATTATCACGTATGATTGATGATGCTTATGAAGACGTACAGACTAGGTTAGCTGCTCGTTACGACAGGAGACATAATTTAGGTGGCATTGCCTCTGCATTAGAAGACTAAAGCAAACCTGCACTACCTAGACCGCCCAGTAGTGTTGCTGCCACTGCTGGGTTTTCTCTTGCGCGTCTTCTTATTTCACTTTGAACATTTCTTTGCAACTGTTGAATTGGGCCTGCTGGTTGTGCAGGCAAAGTTGGCATACGAACTTCAGGTATAGGTATATTTGGTATTTTTGGAGATGCAGGTCGAGCATTTGTTCGGGTTGTATCTTTACGCTGTTGTGTTGTTAAGCCTAATGCTCTTGGATATGTTTGTTGCTGTATTCTTGCAGCTTGACCACCAACTCGACCAACTGATGTTGCAATTTTAGAAGCTTTAGAAGCTGAACCAGCAAGATCAATTCCTTCATTCATAGCTGCTTCATTTAAAACTCCTAAAATAGCATTTGAACTTTCAACAGGATCACCAGAGGCTGCGCGACTAGCTTTTAAATATCCACGAGCGACAGTAGGATTTCCTAAACCTTTTGCTACTGTTCTAAATTTACCTACTGTGAGTAACGCATTTATAGGATGTTGCATGAACTTAGCCCATAAAGTGCCTGATGCGATAGAACCTTCTTTCCCAACGTCCCCTAATGCTTTTAAATCATTGGCAAATTTATACAAAACATCAGAATAATATTCTTCTCCTGTTGCTGCTTTTCCAAGTATCTCATCACCTTTTGGTATTTTTCCTAAAACTTTTTTAAGAACACCGGGCTTGTATGATTCAAGAACTTTTAATAAGGATTCTGATGATTGAGGAGTTTTAAATATGTTTTCATCAACCGAAGATAAAATGTCTTGTAAAACAACATCTCTCATACTGGATTGCAATTGAGGTGAGTTGTCAAAAAACCTCATAATTTTAGTAACTTCGTCTTGTGTTAACTTAGGATTAGTTAAGGCACGAACAACACTATCATAGTTTTCAAATTTTCCAGCATCTATATCTTTAATGACACTGGTTTTTAAGGCGTTATTAAGTTGAGTTTGAGAATCTAATAAGTTTCTCATACCTTGAACGATAGGCCCATCTGATAAATTTGCTATGCGATTAACGTCATCTACCGTAATAGATTTTTTTAAATTACTAGCGCCAATTTCATCAGCAAGTTTTTTAACTGCATTCCAATCCTCACCAAATAGTTTAGGACCAGTGGTTCCTAATTTTTTAATTTGTCTCCTAAATATTTTACCATCAAATTCATTAGGATCAGCAGCGTCATCTAATGTACTTTTTCTGGAGGCACTTAAAGCGTTTTCTAAGTAACTACGCGCAAAAGCATCTTGTAATTCATTAGAATTATTTGTTGCATCTAAAACAGCCTGCAATCTTTGTGGAGAATTGTCTTTGATAACTTTGTCTGCAAATTTATCAGAAATGGCTCTTGGAGGATAACCTTCAAAACTAGCTAAATCTCTGACTGAATTTATAACACCAAGATTAGCAAGATCCTCAAACTTCTTCATTCCTTCCTTAAACTGGCTCATAGCGAACTTACGTTGTTCAGCAGCAGCTTTGAATATTTGAAGTTCATTAGGAGTAAAACTAGATACATCAATTTGATCAAGAATGTTTTTTTGATCCATCATGAAATCAATTTGACTGCGTAAATTCTCTAGTTTTCCACGAGCTTTAGTGGCAACATTTGGACCAAAATACAGACTATCATTGATTGCTTTTCTAACATTAGCCATGTCAGTAAAGGTTGCATCACCTTTAGTTCCTCGTAGGAATATATCTATTTGCTCCGCAGCAGGGTCTGCTAAATTTCTCATTTCCTCCATGTAATCTTTAAGCCCAGACTGCATACCACGAACATCAAATATTTTTAATTGACCACCTGTTTTTTGCACAGGGCGACCTGTTCTTGGATCAGGTATTTGTCTTTGTATTTGAGACAACATGGTATCAACGTTAGTAAAGTTTTCTGCGGATTTATCTCCAAAGCTTTTAAAAGCTTTAGTAATTTTACCTAAAGATTGAGCATTTAAATCAAAGTTTTCTTTATTAGCTGTTGAAAGCAAATCAATGCTATCATCTATTGCCTTTAAAATAGATTTTTGAGCAATATCCCTATTTTTCTTTAACTTTGAAAGCTGACTTGGCGCATACCACCTCATAACATCTTCGCCTAATTCAGAAACGGGATCACCTTTTATACCTTGTAGAAAATCTTGTTTTTCAGAGAGAGCACGATTTAAATTATTATCAATTCTATCTGTTACTTTAGCGGTAGTCTCTGCGACTTTCTGAAAATATGCTGGACCTCTTGGTGCGCCTAATGCCTCTAATGATGGAACATAATCTCTATCTACAAGTCCCTGCATTTGAGCGCGTCTAGTATCAGCAAGCTCATCTAAGGGAGCACGACCCGAAATTTTTCCAGCTATACCTCTTCCTGCACCCAAAACACCACGTCCTGCCGTAACGACAGCGGCACCTAAAAGTTCACCACCAGCACCAATAGCTCCTTCAATTGCTACATCACGAGCCACCTCACCAAGCCCCTGCGTTTGTACTCCGAGCAATTGTTCGATTGTTTCTTCAATAGCTTGCCCTACGGCTGCGCCACCTGCTGCGCCAGCCACTGATCCGATACCAAATGTAAGCCCACCACCAGCAATAGCACCTGCAATTGATCCTACTGTTTCAGGCACTGCTCCAGCAAATTCTGAAATATCACGTAATGAAAAACCTTCATCTTCAATAATTAAATTTTTACCAATTGGGTCCATGCCACGAGCGCGTTGACCCGCTTCTGTTAAGGCAAGTTGGCCTGATGGATCACGTACATAACCATCATCACCCACAAGACTTGCAAGAATAGCTTCACGATCTTGATCTGTTTCGCCAAAAGACATTAAAGAACGCAGACGACCATCTGCTCCAGAAGAGTAATCAAAGTTATCACGATCACGACCTTGACGTTCGTTTACAAGGTCCTCAAGGCTTTTGCCGCTATTAAGGGTTGCAAACTGTAGTGATCCAATTAAGTCCGCTGCCTTATTATCATCATCAGCTTTAATTGCACGAACCGCTTCTAGCTTTTGTCGATCACTAAATGCACCAGATTTAATTCCGCGAATTAAAATTAACTTAGAGCGATCATCCATTAAACAGCCCCTATGCCTTTAGAAAGAGAATCAAAAAGTTCCTTTGATTCTTCTTCATTTAAAGGGCCTTCGCCAAGAGTGCCGCCTATGTTACGACCAGTATAGCGGTTTAGAGTAGACAATGCTTGTGAAATATCACTGTCAGCTTTCATAACGATGTCATTAAATAGACCTTCAAACTTTTCAGCGAGCAGGCGAGGGTCACTCATAATTGTAATATCGCCAACAATGTCTTTAACCATTTGACGGTCAGCGTCTGAAATTGTTTTACCAGCTTCGCCTAAAATAGAGGGAGCGTTCTTTGCCTGTAGTTTAGTTAATATCTTTTTCATTTTATCGGTTTCAGTCGCCTCATCTCCAAATTGAATGCCAAACGCAGAGGACAAACTGTTTAATTTATCGACTGAATAACGAAAGACATTTGTACCCTCATTCAATATACCTAAATCAACAAACTGTTCTCTTGCTTTCTGATTGTCACGAGCCATACGAGCTAAGGCTTCATATTGTTGCTGACCATCTCCGTTAATTAATTCTTGTCCATTTGGATTGGTGTTTGGATTTGGTCTAAAGGCTTCTATAGTAAACAAAGGATCATCAACACCCGGTATTAAATTAATTTTTCTAGGTGTTTTTGTTAAATATAGCTCTTTTGCTTCTGGCGCTTTCATTGCCTCCGAAACAACAGTTGACCATGTAGCTCCCGGTAAAATATCAAACTTTTTAGCAAATTCTGGGTTTTTTAAAAGTTTATCAACTTCAAATTTACTTAATGTTTCAAGACGACCGCGACCCTCACTTATACCAGCAAGAAAACCTTTAACATCTTTAGACTTTGGAACAACAAAATAATTAGCTCGTGCCATAGATTTTTCTTTAGCAGCTTCAGCCTTGGCTTGATCAGCCGATCTCATTTCTAACGCAAACTTACCTGCTGCGATAGCATCTTGACGTGTTTGTGCTCTTGCTCTCTCAAGAGCAGGCATAGCGGCTTGACCCGCTTCACCAACAGCGCCTAATATTTTGCCAACATTAAATCCTTTGCCAGCTTTATTCTGCATTAAAGCAAGGCCAAAGGTCATTAGCGCATGGCTTTTGTCAACCTTACCGCTAATGTCAATCCCGGTGGCTTCTGCAAATTGTTTTTTGTAGTCTTCAATATCTTTTACTTCAGGAGTATCTGGCCCAACACCACGAACAGCTTGCAAATAATCATTAAATCCAGCTATAGCTGCATTTTCAACTGTGTTTTGACTTATTCCTCTACCCATCTCATCCTCTGCAACCTCTTGCGTTAGTTGAGCTAAAGCGGTGGTGGAGGCTTTATTTGTCTGATCTTTCTTTGTTGCTTCAATTTGCGCTAAAGTGTCATCAATATCCGCAGAGAGCGCATCAAGTGGACTGCCTTCAAATATAGGATCATCCTCTGGCAATTCCTCAAGTCTTTTTGCAACATCTCTTACAGATTTACGATCCTTTAGTGAACTAGGAACGGGCAATCCTTGAAGAGTTTGAAATTCTTTTAATAATTCTGCCTCAGTAAACTCTGTTGGCAATCCAAACTGAACAACTCTACCATCTGGCCTTCGAGATGCACCGAACACTTGTTCGGGTGATCCGAGTGGCACTCCAGCCAGTCGATCTCTAAGAGTGCCTCGCGTTTCTCCAAATGCACCAAATGTAGGCAATAAACGAGGCCCACCAGAGCGACCCGGACCCTCTTCTTGAAAGAATGAACCTAAACCAGAAGTATCAGTCATGTAATCCCCCTTATCTAGCTTGGTTCAAGCCTTGAATTGCGGTGTATGTACCCACGCCAGATACAAATGGATTGGGTGCAGCAGAAGGTGTTGTTGTAAATTGTCCGTACATCGAAGCTGATGGTGATCCTGTCAAGAACGTTTGACCATAACTATATGGCGCAAGTGCCTGTTGAGTTTTCATCAATTCATTTTGACGCAAGAAATCTTCATATTGTTGATCATAAGCACGATCCTTACCACCAAGCTCATACATGAAGCCAAGATCCGCAGGCTGCATACCAGCATAAACACGACCAATATCAGCAGATGTACCAGCCAATTGACCGTAAGCCTTACCTATATCAGCTTGTGCGCCTCCTAGAGCACCCTTAGTTTGACCCAAGCCGCCCATTAAACGACCTGCTTCTAAACTACGTTTCTTTTCATCTTGTTGTGCTTTGATCTGTGCATCTGCGCTAGATAAGCCCATGCTACGATACATATCAGCAGCTTTCGCCATGCGCTGTTCAGCAGACTCAAATGCAGAAGCTTCTGTGCCGAGTTGTGTTTTTCCAATGTCACCTAAAGCAGAACCAACACCAACTGATCTTCGTGCTGCGTCTTCAAACGCTTTTTGCTCCATTTGGCCCTCTGTTGTTGCCGCAGCAAGTCCACGTCTTGCGGCATCTTCAAAGGCTTTTTGTTCCATTTGACCTTCTGTAGTTGCAGCAGCTAACCCACGTCTTGCAGCATCCTCAAAAGCTTTCTGTTCAGTTGCTGAACCTCTTGCACCAAGTTCACCTGTTAAACCAGATGCTTGCAATGCACGTTTGCGTTCTGCTTCATCTGTTGCTATCGCACTAGCTAATGCCTTATCGTAGCCTTGAGACATAAGATTAGCGATTGTGCCTGCACGGGCTTCTTCTTGT